TATTTAAAGTGACGGACGGGGTTGTGCCGTTAACTTGAAACTGTAACGTGCCGTCGGTATTGCCCGTGCTGGATAGCGCGGTTGTGGTTGTGGTTCCTGCTGCAATTATTGACATGATATTTCCTTGCTCTTGCAATTTGTGAAGTGATGGCGCTTCATGCCTGCATATCCCCCTACTTTACCGCAATGTGGGCATTCAAGGGAAGGATGTGCTTTGCGTGTTTCAGACATTTTCGCCTTATGCACTTCATTAAAAACTTTACCCGTCCAGTATTTTGCAACAGGTCGAATTTTAAACTTTTCTTTTGTTTCGTCAGTGTGGGTTTTGCCAAACATTGGGTTGTTCTGTCCGGCTTGTAAAACGCTTAACTTTTGCTTTGCCGATTCGGGAAACGTCTTGCCTTGCATGGGGGGTGTTTGTAATGCCCGTGCCGCCTTGATCTTGTTCCGAATATCGTCTGTAAAGATAATAGATTTACAGCCATCGCCACCCAAAGTCTGATTAACCAGTACTGCGCCCTGCGCTAAAAGGCTGGAAATTACGCCACGTTCTTTTTCAAAGGCATCCATTTCTGGCAGACCAGACCAGACAATCTTTATGTCGTATGTACCGATCTTGGCAACTTCTTGATTCCACACTGCATTCCGCATAGTCTTGCGGTAGGGGCGCTGGGGCACACCTTTTCCAACATAGAACACCGAACCATCAGGACGATGGTGGGTGTAAACGCAGAAGTCTGTACGCATTAGATCACCACCCATCTCTGACCACTGGATACTGTAACGGTGTAGGAATCCGCAATCGTGATCGGCCCTACGGAGAATGCGTTTGAGCCAGATGGCAAGACATAGCTCTCACTGACTGTTGTTGTGTTAACCAAAAGCGCACCGCTGGCTTTGGCTGGGTCTGGTGCATCTTCCCAAGTCGGAGCCGCTGCGCCATTGGATGTCAGAACTTTACCAGATGTACCCGCTACTGTGACGGCGTAAGCTGAACCTGTGCCATAAACAATCCCACCTAATGATGGTGTAGCTACCCCGCCCGTACCGCCAGAAGCAATAGCCAAAGGTGTCGTGGTCAGCGTTAACGATCCGGCAGACAGGTTAGTCGCCGTCATGGTTGTGCCGTTCCAAGTCAGGCCAGAAGCAGCGCCAAAGTTTCCTGCGTTGTTAAATTGAATCTGCGTGTTAGAGCCAGCAGGATTACCGCCGCCCACTTTCTCAAAGTCAGAACCGTTCCAAGCAACCATAGCTTGATCGCCAGCCGCAATGGTTACGCCAGTAGTTGGGGAAGTTGGCCCACCGCGAATCACAATAGACTGCGTGCTTCCAGTGTTATTAAACACCACATAGATTTTGCTGTCTTTGGGAGCATTGATGTTTCTTGTAACCGTACCTGATGCAGTCCAATTTAGAATGGCTGACCGGGCTTGATTAGATGTACCGTCCGTATCGGTCAGGGTTACATCTACGTCGGCGCTAAGAGTTGTTGTGCCTGCAATGGCAGTGTCCAACAAAGATGTCAGCGCAGTGTTAACTGTAGTGCCCCAAATACCCACCAAGTCGCCCGTTGTCGGGAGAGCTAGTCCAAGTAGAGGGGTGTAATTTACGACAGCCATTTTTACTCCTTAAACAACCAGCCAACGCTGGCCGCTGCCGACGGTAACAGTTACGCCCGAACCAATGGTCACAGGCCCGACGCTGATCGCATTCTTGTTTGCTGGGAAAGTGTAGCTATTACTAATGACAATATCATTCAAAGACACCGGCACTTCCTGCGCCACAGTGCCCCAAGCAAATGCTGATCCATTCCAATACAGATACGTGCTAGACGTTGTAGGGGCTACCGCAAAGTTTGTAGTTCCAGCAGATGTGTTGTACACAATCCGGTTAGCCGCCCCGCCCGCTACGTTAGTTGCCGTGGTTGCCGTTGTTGCGTTGCCCGTCAAAGCTGCGGTAATTGTCCCGGCAGCAAAGTCACCGGAGGCATCCCGTGCCACAACCTTAGAAGCCGTGTTTGCAGAAGTTGCATCCACAGTAAAAGTACGAGCCACTGAGCCGTCGTAAGTACCGCCGCTAGTCAGATATGTGCCAGCAGTCAGGGCATTAGCTACCGATCCGGCTTGACCAGAGATAGCCCCAGACACCGCAGAACCGCTAATTGCAATACTTGTGTTGGTTACAGAAGTAAGCTGGCCTTGAGCATTAACGGCAAACACAGGAACTTGAGAAGCCGAACCGTATGTGGCGGCTGTTACTGTAGTGTTGGCAATGTTAAACGTATAGGTTGGAGACTCGTTTAAACCTGTACCAGCCGTGTATGTAATTGGCGCTGCAAACTGTTGAAAAACAATTGCCGTTGTGCCAACTGTGATTGGGGGTGGGGTTTGCTGCACCCAAGCGGTATTTGCATTGGCTACGCCGCTAGTCACCAAGAAGAAATCACCCTCGTCAATCTGGTCAACGCCCGATCCAGCAGTATCAAAATCTGTAGCACGGGTCAGGATGTATGGTGTGCTAACAGTACCAACCTGCGTTACAACATAAACACCGTTATTTGCCTGCGTAACTTCGTTCTTAACTAAAACGCGGTTGTTGACCACGGTAACCGTTGAGTCCACAGACAAAACGCCATTAGCATTGGCTGTAAGCGTTGCCCCCACCCCAGACGTTCCGTTGTTGTACGTATTTGCTGGTAGGGCTGCGGTAGTTGCCAACTCCACCGCTTCATGGAAGTGAATACCGGACGCAATAGCGTCAGCGTACTGCTTGTTAACAATGTCTGTGTTGTTAGTTGGGGCTGTGGTAATTGTGCCGGACGTAATGTTTGCTGTTGTAAGGTTGGCAGTTGTGGCGTTGATTGTGTTGAACTCATACTGCACCAAAACGTTGCCTGCGCTGTCAAGCCAAACTGCCCGTTCAGATGGGTATGTTACAAACACGTCCTTGGGGTTGGCTGCAAAACTAACAAGCGACCCAGCATTACTTGAGGACAAAACAGTCGTACGAGAAAGCGTTGTGCCAGATGCAGTGTAAGTACCAATACCTACTTCCCAAGCGCCTGTGGCGTTGTCTGCAATAGCGTAATAGGTACTGTTGCCATCACCTACGGCGGCAAAAGATTGGAATCCTGTAACCGCCCCAGCAAGCGTCAGTGTGCCTGTCCCTGCCGTTGTGGACGTTTCTTTAACCCGATCTTTTAGTACTAACGCCATTTTTTATCCTTACGATGGGATGTTCGTCCAACCGGGGGTTTGCTCATCGTTTATGACTGTCCAACCGCTACCTTGAACATTACTGATATTTTGCCAGTTTGGAGTCTGGCTGTCATCAATTACCGCCCAAATTAGCGCATTACCAATATTGACGTAAAGCTGTATGCCTGTAACTCGCGCATTGATTTCTCTAACGGCAAGTAATGAATCTGCACCCACCGCACTCTCGGCAACAATAGCACCAAAAATAGTCTTAACCAAATACTCATCTGAGGCTGTAGCGCTCTCTTCTAAAACCGCATTGACAAACCTAGCTACGGTGTACTCGTCAGAAGCCGTCCCTATCTCTGCGATAGCTGCCGCAAAATCTGCCCGAGAAATATAGGAATCAGCCCCAGTAGCCGCTTCTGCAATCGCCCCAAGAAGTGTAGCTACAGCACTGTTAGTATCCGTACCCGTAGCGGATTCAGAAACCGTAATGTTGAATATGTTGTTTAAAGTGTCAAACGTGTCAGTGGCCGTAGCTGATTCGTTTTGAGATGCAATCATGTTGGCAATAGCCGATTGAGTGGCTAGTGCCGCAGCAAGCTCTGCTTCTGTGCCTACAAATGTAGCAAGCACAGATTGAGCATTATTACCCGTAGCAGATTCAGAAACGTCGACACCAAACGTAGCCCCGCCTAATGAGGCAAAGGGAGACTGAGCAAAAGTTACATCTCCAAACACCGCTCTACCTATCAGGCAGCGTCAAGGGAGAACTGATACGTAACGTTCAAGGTGTCGCCACTGGCCACAGATTTGTCGCCACCTGTGAAGTTGCCCACAGAGAACAAAATACCAGCGTTATCAGTGGTAGAAGCCAAGAACGCTCCGGCAATCGTAGCCGTGCCGTTAATGCTAAAGGCGGAAGGCGAGGCTGAGTTGCTAATAACTGATGGATCTGCGGTTGTAGCTGTACCAAACGTCACAGTCTTGCGGCTACCTGTGTAGTCAGTGTTTTCTGTCCAGCCAGCGTGTACAGCCAGCGTGTTGCCAGCAGCATACGTGTTGCCAGCACCGGGGCCAGTCACCAAACCTAAATACCAAACAGCCGTGTAGCCCACGCCTTTAAAGTACTTGCTGTTCATATCTTGCAAGCCTTCATTCACAACCAAGTTGTGGAACGTATCAGACCACTTCTCAACCCCGTCTGGGCCTACGCAAGTAACGGTGTAGACACCACCAGCACAAGCGCTATCGCCGCTTTTGGGGAATGTCATTAACCCAGCGGACACAACGTCTTGGGCTTTGCTTTTTTCTGTACTCATGATGCGTCCTTAAGAGATACGAACGATTGCGCTATTGGCATCGGGCGTTGGGAAGATAACTGTGAATGTGTCGTTGTTGACTGTCTTGTCAGCGCCAAAATCAAGCACCGCCACAGATTTGTTACCCTGCGTAGAGTTGTAAATTAGTGCGGCACGACAGGTAAATGTTGCGTTTGCCCAAGATGAATTGACAAACGAAATAAAAGCAGTTGGGACAGACGCAGAATTATTGCCAGAGGTTGGAGATACAGAGATAGCCAATGTATTCCCACCCGCTGAATAACCTCCAGTGCTAGGCAGTTCACCTGCGGTCGTATAAATTGTTGTACTAGCGTTAATGTCTGCCGCCGCCGTATACAGAGCAATCTTGAACGTGTTTGGCGTTGTTGGCCCAAAGTTGTGAACCGCTTGGAGCAGTTGAACTTTAAAGCTCGTAGTTGCGGTTTGAAGAATGCTCATGATACTTGAACCCTAACTTGTCCATCGCGATAAGCATCCATACGTTGCTTACCATCAGCCAGATTTTTATATAGAGCAATTGCTTGCACATAACGCTCTTGAGCAAGTTGAACCATACCGGCATCGCCCTTCATGTAGGTGTACGCTTCGCAGATAGTTCCGTACAAAAGCACAGAGTCAAAGTTATCACCCAGCCAAGATGTAGTGGCCGTCACAATAGACTCAGGATAATAATAGTAATGAAGTTCTGCGTTGTATGCTGCGTTTGGTGTGGGGCCAACAATAAATGATAGTTCGTTTACATCATTGGACTGAGGGCCAAAGATAGCGTAGTGTTTTGGTTTACCTGTGGTTGCTGGATTTGGATATGCTTCACGCATGAAGTTTACATCCTTGTTCAGCAGATACAAAAAATCACCAGTGCCAGATGCAGGATAGATTGCCAAACTATACGTAGACAAAAAGTCTGACGGCGCTGCTAAATACTTATTGCCTGAAGTCAACACGCCTGTCACGTTCTTTCTTAGATTAGCAGGTTGCGCCGTGTTATAGATGCGCTGCTCCGCCTGACGAATGAACGTATTCATATTGTCAGTTGGGAAAGAGTTCTCGCAGTAATCGTTTACTTGCGTGACAAGCTGGGTGTAGTTCATGCCATCGGGCCTCTGCTCATAAAGCCTTTAGTAGCTGCACCTGCACCGCGCATCTTAATGCCAGAAGTTTTAGCTGCTGGCGCGGGGCGACGATACACATTACCTACAGCCATATTGACTGTACCGGCATCGCTGTGATCTGGGCCAGAACCGGGATTATCAGAAGCTTTAACTTCTTTGCCAGTCATGGTGTGTGGCTTGGCATAGACCTTGGCATCGCCAACTTCTTTACCCATCATCTTTTTGCTAAATGTAGCCATGATTAACCTCGCTTTTGTGCTGCAATTTTAGCCAAACCACGGCCCATATTTTTCATGTCGGCGTTAGTTTTGCCTTTACCTTTGCCTGTGCCGCCCATCATTTCTTTTTGGGCTGGGCCACTGGTAGGGAAAACTTGAACATCAGTTTTACCTTTTTTTGCAATGCCATCGGCTGATCGTGTGTATGCCATTTTAAGCTCCTATTTGTATCGTTACTGTACCAATTTGTACGCCTAATGCCAAGTAGTTTGGCGTTAGTAAATTATCAAAACTTCTTGCCCCGCCAACCGGGTTCCAACCCCATTGAATATCCCGTGAACCGCCTGCGTTATATCCATTAACGTTTACACCAGAAGTTACATACGTTGTGTCCCTACGAGGATTGCGTAGAGCTTGAGGATCGTCTACAGGAAAAGTTCCAAGCATCAACTGAGGTTGATCTGGATCCCAGCATTCATGGCAAACCAACAACTGATACTTACGTTGCTTAATAATTTCTGTCTTAAGCGTTTTAAGTAAATATTGTTGGCCGCAACGATCACACATTGCAATCGCTATTTTGCCGGATGCAAACCTATTTCCCATTACGTGCTACCAATAAACATCTGACGAGGAACAAACCTAATTGCTGCTTTTTCGCGGTCTTCACCTGCGGCAATCTCAAAGGTCTCGTCGTAAATTTGTTTAAGCATCTGAATACGTGGCATTAATTCTGGCACTTTCACAGCTATGTGGTACGCCAGACCAGCAGTCAACGCAGGTAAGAAGCGAAAGTTCATGTCTGCTGTCTCAGCACCAGCGCCAGCATCTTGAACTCTACGAAGTCTCCAGTAAACAAACTGATAGGTGGTACTGTTATCTGGCGTAGGCCAAACAGTAACCGCAGGAAGTTGAGGAACATATACCGCTGTAGCAGTTATATGCGACGCTGCTGTTGTATTATTCTGGCCACGAAATACACCACCAAGTGTATTTCCTGATATGTAAGTATAGTAAATATCTTCTGAATCTAAACGAATAAACCCAGCACCAGCTAATCCAACCACTGTGTTAAGTGTGATCGTTGTGGCTGTAGAGGTGATTGCACCATCTAATACTGAATTTGTTGGGTTAGTTTCTCCAGACAATCTTTGAATCCATACTTGGATTGGCCTTGCTTGGCTAAGTTTGTTTGGAATAGTTGCATAGGTAGAAACACTAATACGAGTAATAGTCAAATCAGCTTGGGTAGAAGCTGTATTAGATCCAGTACGAATAACATGTTCTAACAGATCAATAGTGTCTGTAGGTAAAGCGTATGTGGCCAAGCCGGGGGTCCAGTTAATGATCCCC